GCACTCACCGAGATGCACCGCATCTTCAAGTCCGCCACCGGATCTGCCCTCGGTCTCAACACCGGGTGCGGGCATTGCATCTACAACCTGGTCAAGGCGGTTGCCGTTGCCTACTACAAGGACAAGGCGGAGATGGAGGCACTCGCCACCAAGGAGGTCAAGGCGGAGGAGGAGGTAAAGGTGTTTGAGGTCAAGCACATCGCAGTCAAGACCAAGACCAAGAAATCCAAGAAGGCGGAATGACCTACAACCTCGCAAACGAATTCCAACGGAAGGCTTTCCTCGCCCGGTGCGAGGACTGCCTGGACAAGTCTGCGGTGGTCGAGCTGACCACAAAGACCTTCCGTTCAAGGAATCAAAACTCCTATCTGCATCTGCTCCTCGGTGTGGTGGCAATGGACACGGGTAACACCCTCGCCTTCACAAAGGAGCAATACTTCAAGAGGCTTGTCAACCCGGACATCTTTGTCCAGGAGGTCACCGACCTCTATTGCGGAAAGGTGCAGGTCATTCGGTCATCGGCAGACCTCACAACAAGTGAGATGTCAATGGCTATTGACCGATTCAAGAGGTGGGGTGCAGACAATGGGATCTACCTGCCCAATCCCGGTGATGAATCCCTCCTCCGTGAGATAGAAATCGAAATGGGCAGACAAAAGCAATACCTGGGAGGATAGACTATGGACAACCTTTTCGTTCCGTTCCATCCCCAAAGAGGGAGACCGAGGAAATACACACCCGCACAACTCTTGAAATTGTTTGAGGAATACATCAATGACCGCCTCTCCCGTCCCATCGTGGAGAAGGAGACGGACATCTCCCGGTACGATGAACACAGGGGAGAGAAGGAGAGCCGGGTGGTGCATCCGCACCCCATCTCCATCGGTGATTTCTGCATCTACCTCGGCACTTATAGAGCCTGGTGGAATCAACTGCCGGAAGATTATTCTATAGTCAAAGACCACATTGCGACCTACATTGAGCAATTCCAACTGAAGGGAGCATCCATCGGCTTGTTCAATGCCAACATCGTGTCCCGTCTGCTCGGTCTTGCCGACAAGAAGGACATCACCTCCGGTGGAGAGCCTATTGACCGCATCATCGTGGAGACTCCGGAGCAGAAGGAGAAACTTGAGAACATCAAAGACCTGGAGGACTGATGGCGGACAAGAGATTCAGCAGGGTGTTTTGGAAATTATACGATGCCTATAAAGCAAAGCCTCGCTACATTTCCAACAAGGGCGGAACTCGGTCTACCAAGACCTACTCCACCCTCCAATTCCTGCATCTCCTCATCCCCAAGGTGGACAAGCCGGGTGACATCACATCGGTGGTCTCGGAGACCTATCCGCACCTCGCCAAGGGTGCGATCAGGGACTTTGAGTCCATCGTGGGGCATCCTCTCATCGGTGACTCCCATTGGAGCGAGACCAACCACACCTGGACATATGACAACGGGGCAAAGTTGGAGTTTTGGTCTGCGGACTCTCCTCTCAAGGTACACGGCTCACAACGAAAGAGGCTCTTCGTGAACGAGGCAAACCACATTCCCTGGGAGATATTCCGGCAGATGGCGGTGCGTACCTCCGGAGTCATCTTCATTGACTACAACCCCGCATCGGTCTGCTGGATACAAGAGAAGATTGAGTCCAAGGACAACTGCATCCTCATCAAGTCCACCTACAAGGACAACCCCTTCCTCACCGAGATGCAGATCCGGGAGATTGAGGACAACCAGTCCGATGCCAATTGGTGGAAGGTCTACGGACTCGGAGAGGAGGGAAGCCTGGAGGGACTCATCTACTCCTTCGACCAGATTGACACCCTGCCGGAGAAGGACGGCAACCTCATCGAAATCCAGGGACTTGACTTCGGCTTCACCAACGATCCAACCGCCAGGGTGCAGGTGCTTGCCGACCACCGGAAGAAAATCCTCTACTGCAGGGAGAGGTGCTACCAAACCCATATGCAGAACAAGCACATCATCGCAGACCTCCAGGCGGACGGCATCGGACGGGGTACGGAGATCTATGCGGATTGTGCCGAGCCGAAATCCATTGCGGACATCAAGGAGGCGGGATTCAAGGTCATCCCTTGTGACAAGGATGCACCCGTCAAGTCAGACAAGCTGCTCTTCCAACTCCAATGGATGCAGGGGTGGAAGCTGATGGTCACGAAGGATTCCATCAACCTCATCCGTGAGCTGCGGAACTACACCTGGGCAACCGACAAGGACGGCAATAACCTAAACCAACCCATAGACAAGTGGAATCATCTATTGGATGCACTCCGCTATGCAACCTGGACACGATTCGGCAGGGATGCCGGATACGGGCAATATAGCATTTCATTCTCACGCAAACGATATGGACATAATTGACTCTTTCGACAAACTCAAAATCGGCACATTCCTGGAGATCCAGGAGGTGCAGAAGAAGGAAGGGGTGGAGGACATTGACAAGCACATCTCCGTCCTCTCCCTCCTCACCGGGGCATCCGAGGATGACATCCTCCGGCTTCCCCTTCCGGAATTCACCGAACTCTCCGCCAAAGCGAGATTCCTCACCGCAGAGGGATTCCGTCAGAGGCAGGTGGCGAAGAAATACATCGTGGGCGAGTGGGAACTCGTTCCGGTGTTGGACTACCGCAAACTCGTTACCGCCCAATACATAGACTTTCAATCCCTCGGTGGGGATATGGATGCCCATATGGTGGAACTCCTCTCCGTCATCCTCGTTCCCAAGGGCAAGAGGTACAACGAGGACTATGACATCCTTGAGGTGCAGAGGGCAATCCGTGAGGATATGTCCGTGACGGACGGGGTGACCATATGTGCTTTTTTTTTGATCTCGTTAAACGAATCAATCAAGGATATGTTGAACTACTCCAGGGAGGAGGCGGAGAAGATGCCGGAGGGGACGGAGAAGGAGAAGATCCTGGAGAGGATACGGGAGCAGGAAGAGGCTTTCAAGACAAATGGGGATGGATAGCCAATGTGGATGCCGTGTCCGAGACCTGCCGATGCTCCTGGGATGAGGTGTTCCGGATGACTGCGATTGAGTTTCTGAACATCATTTCCTACCGGAAGGACAAGATGGAGAAGGAGAAGGCGGAGTTGGAGGAATGGAAAAGGAGGAATTAGAAATGGAACTGCTCAACCTTGAAAATGTGATGGCAACCCTGCAGGAATACGCACAGGAGGTGCGTAACCTGTACCAGGACAAACTCATCGAAGGAGACCGCATCTCCTCCGGCAAGCTGCTCAACTCCGTTGAATACCAGGTGGTGGACAATGGACGGGAATACCTTGTTCAACTCTCCCTGGAGGAATATTGGAAATACCTTGAATACGGAGTCTCCGGTGCGGACAACACCACCTCGCCCTTCAAGAATCCCGGATGGGGTGCGTATCCGCACATCCTTGAATGGATCAAGGTGAAACCCGTCCTGCCGAGACCGGACAGGAACGGCAAACTCCCTTCGCAGAAATCCCTCGCCTACCTTATCACCCGTAGCATTGTCCACAACGGCACGATGCCGGGCGGAGAGCTGAAGGACACCCTGGATGAGGTCAACGCACGATACAAGGACAAACTCATCTACTCCCTCCGGAAGGACACCGAGAGCATCCTCAAGGTGATGGTCGGTGGCATCCAGGGGAGTGTGCCGGAATACTGATAAAACAATGTGCTTTTTCATTGGGTGTCTCTCATTTACGGAGTCACCCTTTTTTCTATCTCAAGGAAAACTCAAAGTATGGCTCTTATTCCCATTTGGAAGGACAAGGTGGTGGATCTGCTGATGGCATCTGCGGAATTCCGCATCCGCACGGGTGGTGACACCATCTACGCAGGAAAGTCCATTGCGAGACCGGGCGAGTCAACCGCCAAGGTGCGTGTCAATGACATTTGTGCCGACTACCTGGTCAACGCACTCCCCACCATAACCGACAGGACATTCACATCCTTCGGACTCTCCGCATTCTCCGTGCAGAAGAGATCCGGAGGCTCTTGGGGAGTGGTGGAGAGCATTGACTTCTACAACGATTGGTCATATGACTACGGCTTCACGGGTGATGTGCTATCCGATCCCATCAACGGCAAGGTGACTGCCGATATGTTCATCCTCTATTCCAAGAAGAACATCTCCGCCAACATCTCTGCGGTGTACCGCAAGACGGACGGCACAACCACCACACGGACAACCACCATCTCGCCCACACCGGATCACGGCACTTGCGTGTTCGATGCGGGTGCGGTGTCCTCCGCCAACCGGGTTGCCATCTCCGGCACATACTACCCCATCGTGGCGGACTGCTACAAGTTCGCCCTCTACTATGTCAACGCATACGGAGGATGGGATCAGCTCCTTGTCGAAGGCAACGATATGGAGACCGACTCCCTGGAGAGGCACATCCGGGAGCAGGAATATGACAACACGAACATCGTGAATCGTGGCAAGGTCAACTATGTGAACGAGGTCACAAATTCCTGGACACTCAACACCGGACTGCTCACCGATGCGGAGGCGGGGCGGATGCACCACCTCATCAACTCTCCGATGGTGTACCTCTGCCTCATCGCATCCTCCACCTTCATCCCGGTGGTCATCACAACGAACACCTGCGAATACAAGACCTACAAGAACCAGGGCAACCGGATGTTCAACTATCAGCTTACCATCGAACTCGCCCAAAACCGCATCCGCAGATGAGACGGAAGATCAGCCTGTACATAGACGGACGGCTTGCCGACCTTGATGATGAGTCCTTCATCCTGTTCAACTACACGATGGATGACCTCTCCAATCCCACGATTGTCAAGAACTCGTTCAGTCAGCAGATCTCCCTGCCGGGGACACCGGGCAACAATGCCATCTTCGGTGATGCCTACCGCCTTGACCGCAGGGTGGACTTCAACGAGGGTGCATCCGGTGCGGGATTCAACCCATCCAAAAAGACCGACTTCTCCATCTACAACGAACTCGGTGAGATCCTTGAGTCCGGCTACTTGAAATTGGATTCGGTTGTACGGAGGAAGAATGTGATTGTTTCCTACAAGGTCAGCCTCTACGGAGGTCTCGGCTCTTTCCTCTATTCGCTATCATACGCAGAGGACGGGCGGAAACTCACCCTTGCCGACCTTGACTATATGGGCAACAACGATCCGGGCGAGCTGGACTTCACCATCAATGCGACTGCGGTGCTTGATGCGTGGGCTAGGCTTGACGGGGACACAAGCAAGGATGCGTTGTGGGACATCCTCAACTTCGCACCCGCCTACAACGGATTCCCGGACAACTTCTCCCCGGACAAGGCTCTCTATTCCATCGGTGCGGGATCGTATC